ACCGGCAACTTGCGCTACCAAATTGGTAGCTGAGTTTTTATAATACAACTTGCCGTCGTTAGCATTGAGCGCAAGCTCACCAAGGGCAAGATTCGCCGCTAACGGAGTAGCCGCTGCCGTAGTGCTGTAATACAGTCGGATTGGGGTATAGCCTGCTTGTGCCATAAATCACCTAAAATAATTCCGCATTACCATCTAATGGTACCGCCATTGCTTGTGGTAAACCTCTCTCCTAACGTATAAACATAAAAACCCGGTCTAGCTGTGGTGCTTAGGGCATATGTTCCAGTAACGACAACTGCTGCAGAAAAAGTTGTTGGGTAAGCAACAATTATGGTTCCGGCTTGTCCGAAGCCCGGAGGTGACGCTCCCGGATTTGGTCTTGAACCATTACCTCCGCCACCGGGAGTGAAGCCGGGGGAAGCAGAATACGTTATAAGCGCGCCTGAAATATTATTACTATAGTTATTTCCAGTATTTAAAGGCTGGCCATTTAATACAACTAAAGCACCTGTACCTGAACTCGGGAATCCGCTGACGCCGCTGGTAGCGCCATACCCAGCGGTAGCAATGCCAAAACTAGAATTATTGGATCCGGAGGCGGTCCCTAGGTTCCAAGAATAAGTAGTGCCTGCAGCTACAGAATAAGCCGTATAGTAAACAACACCACCAGCGCCTCCGGCAGAACCGAATGTTCCTGCAAATCCTGTACCTGCGCCTCCGGGCGCAATCACTAATAGCTGAATAGTTGTTGGCGGGACTGCAGGTCCGCTAGAAACTGGGTTCTTAAATAGCTTGCTTGTTGAAAGCATTAAAAATTTGCCCCGGTTTGAACGCCATACCAATTGGTTCCATCAGAAATGAAACTATAAAAATCATACTTTCCGTTAGTTAACGTTGGGCTAGGTGTTGTCGAGGTAGGATACTTTAAAGACCCAGATGGGGTGTAAAACGTCAATGACGTTGGGGTTGCATTATAAAAAATCTGCACCGTTAAACTTTTACCAGAAGTTGGCGTAGGCAGATTAATAGCATTTGTTCCGGCCACCGTAGTAATAGTTTGAAACGTGCCGTTGGTAAGATTCAATGTGATTACGCCGCCTGAAGCAGTCGCTGAAAACCTTGTTTCAGTGTAATTGGTAATTGTTGGGTTGGTCAGTATTGGGGTAGTGAGTGTTTTATTTAATAGCGTGTCAGTTGTTATACGCCCTACCAACGTATCTGTAGTCGTAGGTAAAGTCAATGTACCAGTATTGACTATTGTGCTGATGTTCGGAGAGGTTAGCGTAGGAGTTGTTAAAGTGGCCCCTGTAGCCAATGCCACAACCGTTCCACTACCACTAGTGGTGTAGGAAGTGTCCCATGCCGAGCCAGTGGAGTTTGCAATACCCGCTCCGGGGTAAGAGATGCTTGTTGGCGGCGCACTCCAAGTGGCTGTCGTGCCGTTCGAGGTCAAAATGTAGGTGTTAGACCCGATGGCCAGACGAGTCGCACTATTTGTCCCGTTGCCAATAATCAAATCGCCTGTCGAGGTGATTGGCGACAGATTGTTGAATCCTGCAGCTTTGGTGGCTCCTGCAGTACCGCCGTTGGCTATTGCTAACTGCCCAACACTAACGATGTTGGCAGAAATTGAGAGCGGAGTAGTCTGCTTAGTATAGATTGACCCAAGCGAAGCATGGCCATAAGCGCACACCCCGACCTGAACGGTGTACCCCGTTGGGGGCACTGTGTTCATTACTTGCCCAGCAGAATACGGGCTCAAATAGAGAACATCTCCATTGTTAAAAGAAGCAGTGTTGATACCATTAACCATACCGGCAGCCACTACATAACCAATGGCTCCCGAAGCAATTGCCGTATTCGTAAGACCAATCACTGCAGCCGTAGCTATATTGTTAGCTTGTGCAAGTGCAATTCCCGGATACGAATACCCAGTTGCGGTGCTTGTGATATACACCGCAGCGCCAAACGGAATGGTAGATCCCGTGTTGTTGACCACTTTGACGATAGTCTCTTGGCCAATATGCACCGCGTTGTTCGTAGCGTCATTGTAGTAAGCCAACGCTTTTTGATCACTGTCGTACCACAATAAACCCTGCGAATACGACGGCGCAGTCTGCGGCGTAAAATTGACAGTTGTATCAAACGTCGGGGCGGTGCTCAGAACGACTTTGTTGGTTCCAGTCGATGACGTAACCCCAGTCCCACCATAAGCCACCGCAAGCACCCCGGCAGTAGCAAAAGCAGGTAAAGGATCCGATAACGTAATTGTTGGATTACCAGAAGCCCCATTCCCATTGGTAATCGTCAGGCCAGCCGATCCCGCCGTAATAGTGCGTGAAACTACAGTCGTTGAATCTGACTTGGCTTGAATGCCAGCCCCAGTGCTTACTAGCGACGACAATGCACCAGTTGTGGTAACATTCAACACACCTTGCGGACTGCTGGCGGACAACGTTAACCCATTTGTAGCGCCTAAATATCGACTGTTTGCCAGCGTGGGCTCATTTGATACAGTAATAAACGTTTGAGTTTGAATAGGTGATCCAACAAGCGCTGCAGCCGTTGTTTGAACAGTAACCCCATTTTGAACTATAGGAACAGCTTCAGTACCTGTAATAGTTCCAGCGGTAGGAAGCTGCGTGATGGTGACTTGTGCTGACATTACGTTGGGCTCGGTGCAATGGTGTCGTTATTCCCGTTTGTTTGCGGGGTCTGCGTATTGCCTTGCGTTGATATATAAAACTGATTATTGCCAGTAGTAAGCAAATAATCTTCATTTGCAGCAATGTTAACGTCAGGTCGAGCAAATCGTAAATTGATACGCTCAGTTTGACGTGCAGGCAAACGATATGGGTCTAGTTGATCTTTACAGCCTTGATCGCAAACTCTAAGGCCAGGAAAGTTAGTATCTGGGCCTAAAGATACAAAAGTACGCTTCATCCTGCAACGGTCGCAAATACCAATTGCAAGATTGCCAAGCCCACGAGTGTCAAGAAAGACAGGCATTATCTTGTATACACCGCAATGTTGGGTACATAGTAAATAGGAGAACGATCACGTTCTTCTTGTTCTGCCTGATTTAAGTACTTTTCAGCTTGCCCTTCAAGATATTGAATTCTATCAACGCCTACGCCTGGCAATTCCATGCTCATTTGATGAGCAAGCATTGACTGTACTGCTAAATACCATCTTTGTGGTATTGCCAATTCATCTGTTAGTGCACCAACATCTTCAATTTGGCTTGAATACCACACAACCATTTGCACAAATGCAGTTGATGGTACAGGCCAAAGATACAATGTAGGGTATGGAATGGTGCGATCAAACCAAAATTGAAATGGCTGATTTGCTGTAAAGTTCTTATTGGGTAAATTTGAATAATCGTCACGATTTAGCCGAGACATTTGAATTTCTCGGCTATTATTGCCAATGTACCATTCACGAAGGGAAAGAATAGTGCCTCCAGAGGCAGTAATCCTATAGTAGATTACGCTTTGACCTGGGTCTATATCGGTCCAAACCCATTGATTATCATAAACAGTAATTGCGCCAAGGCTTTTCAGTGTATTCCACGTGATGCCATCAGTAGAATATTGCAGCGTAATCGTCCAACTTGCCGACCCGCCACCTGCAACATAAGGTAAAAACCCAATTGATCCAGCGTAAATTGGGTTTGCAGTACCAAAGTTGACAGTAAAGTTGCCATTGGCACTGGTTTGTTGACAATACGTGGTCGTATCGCCATCGTAGAGGTTCGCCACGACCCCACCGGCAGAGGATGAATATGATCCTACAGGCCGGTCCATGGTGCGGTAGAGAACGTTCAGTGCATCATTGGCCTGTACTGGCAATGAATAGATGTACTGATTGGCATTGCAACCAAGAACTAACTTGGTGACTGCAAAATACTGAATCCCACGATTAATGAGATTAGAAAGTAAAAAGCCAAGACTTTGCTTGGCAGATAGTTGCTGCTCTGAAGTAAGCTCTTCGGCTAACTTACCACAACGTCGTGCACCATGATCGATAAACGTTTGCACATTTATGATCGTTTGTCCGTACGTACCGGATGTTGACATTTAGCATTTCCATCTAGCTAATGACGCGGCTTTACGAGTAGGGCGCCCTTTCTCATCTTTCATGGGGCCGGGCATGCCACTCATTCTAGCACAAAATGACTTATGTCGTGGATTATTAGAGTCAGTATTAGGCGCTTTTAAGTTAGCGCCTGTTGCCCTATTA